CAGTCATTGCGGTTCTCCCACCGTTCATGATTAGGGCCGGGACTGTGGATTTGACGATCCTGCCCGGCCCCTTCTTTGTCGCATACGTCAGCTAGATATGCAATAGCTTAAAATGGCAAATCGTCGAGGTCCGCGCTATCTTGACGTGTGCCGCTGTTGCCACCAGACGACTGCCCGCCGCCAGACCCGCCGCCGTTGTCAGGCTTGCCGCCCATAAGGGTAACGTCCTGCACGTTCAATTCCAGATATGTCTTGCCGTCGTGTTCGCGGGTCTGCAATTCACCGGAAACGCAAACCTTGCCGCCCTTGGTTAGATATTGCGCCAGCGTCTCGCCGCGCTTGCCGAACATTGAACAGCCGACCCACTTCGTCTTTTTGCCGTCCTTGCCGCGCTGTTCGACTGCGACGTTGAAGCCGGTCACGGTTGTCTGCCCTGCGTTGCGCACCACGGCGTCTGCGCCAATGTTGCCTGCTACTACTGCGTTAAGCATGTTCAGTTGCCCCCTGAAATTTCGGTTTTGGTTTCAATGATTGTCTTGCCCTTGTGGCTGTTCACCTTGAGCAGCGCCGGGGCCTTCATGTGCGAAGTGTCAGCGTCAGGTTCAAAAGCCAGCCCGGCCTTGATGAGCATCTGCATCATGATCCGAATAGGTTCGCCTTGGTCGAAGTCGCCTTGAGTGAGCAGGTCTGCGCCGCATTTCGGGCATGGCTTGCCGATAAGGTGCGCCCCATAATCCGGCTCGTTGCCCTCGTAGTCGCACCCTTCAGCATCGCATTTCAGATATTGCACGATTAATTGCCCCCTGCGATTGCGGTTTCGTATGTGTCAAGAAGCGCATCAGCCTCTGCCACAGCGTCCCGGTCCTTCTTGCGGCGGGCAATGACCGCATTAAACGTCGGCAGGTCGTAGCCAAACGATTTGACCTCGGCGTTCAATTCCTTGATGTCGTCAGCCGCGTCGGCCTTGACTGCTTCGAGCCGTTCCCGGCGTTCCACGAATGCGGTTAGTTGTGCGTTGTCGGTCATTGCATTGCCTCCAATGTGTGAACTGGCGCGGCCTGTCGGTTGCATGGCCAGTGAATTGCGTTGATGTGGATCAGGGCGTTAAGCCGCTGGACGGATACGCCAAGGATCGGCGCGGCCTCCGTCTGCGTGATTTGGCGGGATGCTTGCGCCTTGATCGCGGCGATGATCTCGCGCTTGTGGCGGTCGCGCATGGCGGGGAGGGTTTCGGTCATGCTGCACCCCCGAACCGCTTCACGTTGAAACCAGCTTCGCGCACAATCCGGTCTGCGGCTTCGCGGTCCACTGGCTGGCGATGCGCTTCGATCACGATTGGCGCAACTCCATGTTTGTGGCGACGGACGGCAAGGCGGGCGATGCTGACAATGCCATATTCACGGCGACACACAGCCTCAATATCGCCCTCCAACGGGCGCTTTTTCCGGTCGGGGTTGTCTGCCGACTTCCACCAGCGCACGGCCTTGGTGATAACCCACTGCGGATACCCGCCAATCGCCCCGGCCCAATCCTCGGCCATGATCGTCAGGATGCTTTGCGGCACGTCCGCCGCGTAATACTGCGACAGCAGCGCAGCGGTTCGGGCCATGACCCAAGCGCGATCAGGCGGCGCGGTCAGATCGTGGATGCCGCGCTCTACGTCCGCGAGTTCGTCAGCGTCCGCGATGGGCAACGTCAGCAAATGCCCCCATGAGGCTGTTATGCGCTCGGCTTCCGCCGCGTCCGGCTGATGTTCCGGTCTGATTTGGTCCAGTGCGGTCATTGTAGCCTCCGGTGTTTTGCTGTGATGTTTCGGGGATCTCGTCAGTCCACCCTCGCTGGTTCAGCCACGGGATCGGCCCGCGCTGATATCCTCGCTCAGTGTCTGGGTCGCGCTTTAGCGCCTCCACCCCGCTGGCAATCTGTTCCACGGTTGCGCCGCTTTTGATTGCTTTGAGGAATGCCTTCTCGGCCTCGTCGCGCTTTGTCTTTTTGCCGTGACGGTGTGGGTATGCGTCCCAGAAATCGCCAAAGTTTGATTTAGCAATTGCTGCGAAGTTTTGGGGTGCCTGCACTAAGGATACGTTAGTATCCTCTGTTCCTCTTACCGGTTCCTTTACAGGTTCCTCTCCACTGGGGTGGAGTTTGCCCCCATCAAAAGTGGAGTTAGGTGCGATAGAAAGTGGAGTTAGGTGCGATGCTGCCTCCACTGTGGTGGAGTTAGGGCTGTCTCCACTTTGTGGAGTTTGCGTTGTGGTTTCGTCTGCATCACACCCCAAAATGTAGTATGTGCGGCGGGTTGACGTTCCGGGGATTGTGGACCGACGGCGGGTCAAAAGACCGCCTTCCTCAAGGCTGTTTAGGCACTTGTTTAGGCCACCATTTGACATGGCGGTTCGGTCCAGCAGCGTCTCTTGCGATGGGTAGCAAGCGCGGGAAGGGTCACGGTCCCCATTGTGAATATCGCACAAGTGGAACAGCACGCGAAATTCGCCAGCCTTCACAGTGGAAGGGTCCAACTTGGCCAACCAATATGTGGCTTTGTGACTCATAGAGTCGCCAAACCATCTTGCGCACGCGGCGCAGGGGCATTAAATGGGGTCAAAGGTCGTGATCCTTGGGTTAGAGCTTGGGTTGCGACTAGGGCCAGCCGGTGTTGAAGCACCGCGTCTGGCCCGTTTCTTATGGCATGGATACCACGGCAGGGCAAGGCGTAAATCATGCGGATCCCCTTATTTTCATGGCGTTTTCTGCGATAATGCCCACAGCTTCCAGCGCCTCGGACACGTTGCGGACAACCGCCTTGTGTCCTAGCCATGCACCGTGCCAGCGCACTTGGTCGTCAGTCAGCTTTTGCCGCGATGGGGCTTTGTCGCCGTCCTTGACCTCGAGCAAATATGTGCGGCCCTGCCGACCTACCGCCAGATCAGGGAACCCCGCCCCGGCTTGGTGTGTCGGTGTGACGCTGCACCCGGCTTTGCGCAGGGCATCCACGATTAGCGACTGGTTTGCGTCAACTGCGGCGGCGCGTCTCATTTCGTCACCTCGCGCTTTGCAATCTCGCGCTTGATGTAGAACACCGCCTTGCGCAGATCCTCGACGGTCTGGCCCTTCAGGTCAGCACGCCAGATGTATTTCAGCGCATTGCCGAGGTTGAACCCCATGTGTTCGGTGATCTGGATGCACTCTATGCCGGAAGGATGGCTCGTATAATGCGGCGGGTGGTTCACCATGTCCGTCATTGCTGCACCTCATACGCGATAACAGCGCACGTAGCGGCCCACAGGCGCTTGCGGGCGGCTTCTGCGGCCTGTGACTGCCTGCGACGGCACAGAGTGTCATACGCGGCCTGTGCGTTGGCCCTGTCAGCCAGCAGGACGGCATAGGCGGGGGATATTGCGGGGGCATCCACGCAAGCGCCGCCCCCATGACGCAAAGCAACGGGAGGGAGGTTTCCCGCCTGCGTGGAATGGGTGAAACGGGAAAACAGCGCGGCAATCATGCGGCGATCCTCTTGGCAAGCGGGCCATATTGGGCAACACGCGCCGCGCGGGATCTGGCGACAGGCGCAGGCGGGATAGCGAAAGGCGCGGGGGATAGCGTGGGACGGGTCATGCGCGGGCCTCCGTGGTGGTGGTGGTGGATGACTTGCGGGCATCGCGGAACTTGAAGCCGTAGATGCTTGCCACCTTGCGGGCAGCGGCAGGCGTCTTGCCTGTGATCGATGCCGCCTCTGTCGGGGAATATCCGGCGTCAGCCAGGCGCTTCCATTCGGCAGGTGTCGTCTGTGACGCACCGCGAGTTGCTGGCATTTGTGCAAGTATCCGATCAGCCTTTGGCCGGTGGATATCATTGTGCGATGGTCTCTCGGTCTGGATCGCTAATGTTTCGGCTGCGACTGCGGCATCCGCATCCATCCAGTCGATTGATGTGCAGCGAACCAACGGCCACCAATCGGCTATGCGCTGATGTTCTGCCGTGCGAACGGAAAAATCAGCCGTCCGACCAACATACAAAAGCGAACCATTTGCATCAAAATGCCTGTAAAGCGCTGTGGCAATTTCGGTCATGCCACACCTCTTTTGGATAGGTCGCCTTGCAAACTGCCGGAATCGTTACCACGTTTTGTGGCATGGAAGCATTGAACCATCATGACGCCACCGCAGAGACTTCGATGTCGTCTTTCCAGTTGAAGGCTTCGTCGGTGAACTCTACGCCGTGCTCGGCGCAAAGCAGCTTTATGCCGCGATACCAGCTTGCGGGGAAAACTCCGCGCTCACGGGCCAAGCGGATTGACCGATCCTTTACGCCAAAGCGTTCGCAGATAGCGTCTGCCGGAATCTGGTCGGTGATAATTTGAACGGGGGTTTTATCTGCCATACGGCTTCATTGCCATATATCATGGCAAAGGGCAAGCCATACGTTGCCACGGTGCGCCATTTATCATGGCAGTCTAAGATAGCACCTATGGAAAATGCACCTTATGGCGATATCGCAGCACGCATCCGCTGGCATCGGGCCTTTGAGGGCCTGAACCAGACGGAATACGCAACTAAAGCGGGGATTAAGCGTTCCCAGCTGTCAAATTGGGAGACAGGTCAGCAGCGCGTCTCTGTAGATGGCGCATTGCTGTTGCGCGATACATATGGATTGTCGCTGGACTTCATATACGCTGGCAATGTTGACGCGTTGCCGATGAATTTAAGACAAGCCTTGCGCGACAATCCTCTCGTAAGTGCCTCTAAATAATCAATAGTTAAACTTGTGTCGTTCGCAGCCTGCACTAGCAGGTCCATGCGATTTGATTCCTTCATTCCAATCCCTTTCGCTTTTAAAATACCCCGCAAGCGGGATGGGATTGGCGTGGAACCCTGCTAGGCGCGGCTTCTACATCGCATTCGTGGCAAACATACAACGAACATCCCAGTCAGTCCAGACCACTACATTTGCGGTTTTTAAGCAATAGCAAACACTCGCGCTACCAGACCTAGTAGAATCACGCGCACAAAATACGATTACCATATTTTATGGCAGATTTTAGTTGCAATGCCATAATCTATGGCATAACCTAATCCTCAACGGCACTAACGCCGCATAGAGGATACCCAGATGAACCTGCACCTACCCACCCCCCGCCGCAACGTGACGCCCGAGCCTGACCTGATCACGGCATCTGGCGCAGCGATCTACCTTCCCCAGCCCCGCCGCGTTCGTCCGCTGGGCAACCCGTGGCAGCTTATCACGGACGCCGAGGCGATTGAATTGCCCGCCTACGTCATTGCGCAGGTGTCGGCATGACCCGCGAGGAATACCGCGCCGAGGTTTACGCCGCGATACTGGACGGCGCACTTGTCGTCATGGCCTGCATGGCTGGCTTTGGCCTGTCCTTCGCTGCCGCCGTGGTGCTGCTGTGAACGCCCGCGCTGACACCGCCGAGGTCATCGCCCTGCGCACCGAACTCGCCACATGCAACGACGTTACAGAGGCCGCAGTTGCCGAAGTGGGCGAGTTGATGATTGAGATTGCCGCCCTGCGCAAGCGGGTGGAAGCGGCGGATGCGATGGCGGAGGCGGCTGAATGCGTTCGGCGCGATGCAAAGCGCCAAGACGTCCACGGCATGGGGGCGCTGAACGATGTAGTGACGCCATATCGGATTGATGAACTGGCAGCTTCGTTAGCCGCCTACCGCGCCACAGGTGCCGCATGAACGCCCGCAGCGACTTCGCCCGCGCTGCATCGGTAGCCGCGCCCGATCCCGTCAAGACACTTTGGGACCGCGTAGAGGCGATGACTGGATGCCGCATCACAACGGACGGACCGCTGCACCCTGACGACATTATCGGCGACCCGTCCGACCCTTTCAGCATTGGCCACGGCAAACGCGGCATTGGAGACTGACATGACTGTTCAAGACAAGATCAAAGCAGACCACAAGAACATTTACGCCGCCTTGTGCGCAGCCCAGCTTGAATTTGGGTCCGTGACCAAAGGATCGGTGAACCCCGCATTTAAGACAAAATACGCAGACCTTGCCGACGTTGCGGGTGTCATCATCCCGACGCTGGCGCGGAATGGGGTTTGCGTTGTGCAATACCTCGTGGGCGAAACGCTAGGGGCAATGCGCACCGAGTTTGTCCATGCAGAAACTGAAAGCCGCGTCCAGTGCGACGTGCCGCTGCTGGTGGACAAGAACAACATGCAGGGCATGAAGTCTGCAACGACATACGCCAAGCGCATCGGCCTTGAAAGCCTGTCCGGCGTTGCGCCCGACGATGACGACGGGAACACGGCGGCTAAAGCGCCACCGCAGCGCCGCAGCGAACCGCAGCCGCGCCAAGAGCAAGCCCCCTCCGCAGAAGCCATGGATCACGCGAAGGACAGCCTGTCGAACGCTGAAACGCTCGATCAACTCAAGTCGATTTGGTCCGACCTACCCAAAAGCCTGCAAGCCGCCACTGCGGTCATCGCGGCAAAGAATGACCGCAAGTCCGCGCTGGATCAGCCGATCCTTGAATCTGAAATTCCATACTAAGGAGCACTGACATGAATGAACGCGCCGTAATTGGTGGTAACCTTCCGCCCGATCCCATTGATGAAATCTGCGCCGCATACGAGGCCAGCCGAGAGGAGGCCGAAAACTGGCTGGACGGTGCGCCAGTCGAGAATGAAGCCCAGATGAACGCGGTAGATGCGCTGCGCAAGAGCATGCGCGAATGGCGTCTGTCGCTGGAAAAGGGCCAGAAGTCCGCGACCGCCCCGCTGCACGACATTTACAAGAGCGAACTGGAACGCTGGAAACCTACCATTGAGGATGCCAAGCGCATTGAGACGTGCCTTGTGTCCGCGCTGGATGTGTTCAAGCGCAAGCTGGCTGCTGAAAAACGCGAAGCCGAGCGCCTGGCATGGGAGGAGACCAACCGCCTGCGCAAAGAGGCCGAGGCCAAAGCCCGCGCCGCTGATGCTGCTGACATATACGCACAGCGCGAAGCACAGGCCGCGAGACAAGCCGCGCAGGACGCCGAGAAAGCCGCACAGGCTGCGAAGCGCGATCAGGTCAAGGGCATGCGCACCGTAACAAAATACGAGGTTACGGACCACCGCGCCTTGCTGCACTTCATCGCATCGAACCACCGCGACGACGTGACGGCCTTCATTGATGGATGGGCGCAGAAGAACCACAAGACCGCCCCGCAAGGCGTCGATGGCCTGCGCGTGTGGCAAGAGCAGGAGGCATATTGACATGACCACCGCCCTAGGCCGCACCCACTGCATCACGAAGCTGAACCGCTGCGACACGCTTGCCGACCTTGCCCGCGTATGGGCAGGGATTGCGGTTGAGTATCAGTACGAGGAAGCCGTGCAGAGCGCGAAAGACGATCGGAAAGCCGCGTTGCAGGGGGTTAAGGCATGACAGACGTTCATCTGACCCGCACCCCGTCTGGCCTTGTGCCTGCCGATCAAGCCGCCGCTGACTGGCTGACCAAGATCAAGCTGGGCGTGCCGATCAACGCCACCGTGCGCCAGCCTCGCAATGGCAAGTTTCATCGCCGCTTCTTTGCAATGCTGGACGTGGCCTATTCCAACCACGACTGGCCGGAGATGGAAACGCGCTGGGGCAAGGTCCGCACATCGTCCGAGATGTTCCGCGACTATGTGACCGTCAAGGCGGGCCACTACCAAGCCGACATGACACCGCACGGCGAAATCCGCGTGACGCCTAAAAGCATTTCATGGGCGCGGATGGATCAAGCCGAGTTCGAGACACTCTACAGCGACGTGCTGGACGTGGTGTTGAAGGAGTTCCTGACCAACTGGACTAGCGGCGACATCGACCACGCCGTCAATCAGATGCTCGGTTTTTGCTAATGGCTATGCAGATCAACACCCGCGGTCCGCTTGGCCTCAAGGACCGCACCCGCAAGGACGCGCCGAAGCTGCGCAAGCCGGTGCCGCGGATCAGCGCCAAGCGTGCAGCGCACCGTGCGTCTGACGCTGGCAAAGCAGGCCGCGACCACATGGCTTGCGTTGCTGCCCTGCCCTGCGTGATCTGCTGGGAATGGGACATGCGCCAGAACAGCCCAACCGAAGTGCACCACGTCAAAAGTGGTCGCTACGGAACGGCGCGAGAGGACGACACCAAGACCCTGCCCCTTTGTCACAGTCACCACAACAAGCTGCGGCCCTACCCCGGCGACGAAGCCAAGATCGGCTACCACAACGGCCAAGCCACTTGGGAAGCCGCATACGGACCCGACCACGACTGGCTGGCGTGGGTAGAAGCCCGCCTAGAACTTAACCCGTAACCCGAAAGGACACCACATGCACACGAACCGCTATTACGTCGCCCCCGTCACGCTATCGCCGCCGCTGCCCGCCGCACCGCGCCGCCTATACGACCCGCTGGCCGATGTTCCGCTGGCCGTCGTGTGCAACTGGGCAAAGGGGCGCAAGCCATGACGCCCCGCGTGAACATCGCATACGTCGCCCCGCCGATTCCGTGGCGCGAATACGATTGGGAGGCCACCGACGGCGAGATTGTCGGCCAAGGGCCAACGCAAGCCGATGCGCTTTATGACTACCTGCACAACTGGAACGAGGCACAAGATGCAACACACCCTGCAAACTGACCTAGCCAACGCGATCCGCGACACCATCACGGAATGGCTGGAAGATAACGGCACAGCCACAGCGGACACGATGAACCGCGCCGCCATTGACGCCCTGGCCGACTATCAGGACCGGACGCCCCAAGCCGCCCGCGATGCTGCGGACGAGCGCGGCGACTGGCTGCTGGAGCAACGGCGGGAGGCAATGGCACGATTTGGCCAGCCATGGGGGTTCATGCCATGACCCTGCACACCGACACCCCCGCCCGATACGCCGAGTTGCACACTGGCGCTATGGCCGAGCCTGCCCCGCCGCCCGTCGCGCTAGGCGTGGCGCTGCTGACATACGGATGCGCCGCAGCTACCGTGCTGGTCATCATCGCGCTGACACTGCCGCACATCACCAGCACGGTGCTGTTTGCGATGGGTCACGCGCTGGACGCCGTGCAATGCCTGAACTGCGAGCCCCGCCCATGACCGCCCAGACAGACCCCACCCCAAACAGCCGCCGTAGCCCGATGGAGCATGACCGGGACTTGCCGGATGATGCCCGCGAAGGGCTGGCCGAACTCGCAAGGCTGGGGCAGCAGATGGACGCCCAGACAGACGCGCCGGAACGGATTTGGATCACATTAACCCAAGCCGTAAGCGGCTGGATTCGCATCAAGTCGCTTGAGCGAGTGCCGCGACTTGAATACATTCGCGCTGACATATTGGCCGACTGGCAGGCGTCCCAAGGCTACCGCTACATCGGCAAGGACGGCAAGCCCGTGCTGGCGCGTGACCTAGAGGACGAACGGGACGCCGCGCAGGCCGAGATTGCCAAGCTGCGGGGGCAGAACGCCAAGTGCCGAGAATATATAGATAAGTTAGAAGTGGAATTGCGAAAGGCGGACCCAGACAACCTGCTGATAATGGTGGGCAGTGAGATGCGGGCGCTGCTTGCATATGTAGCCACGGAGGCCCAGCCATGAACCTGCTACTCCCCAGCCACCAGCACGAGGCCCTGCCAGACGCCACCCACTACGGCAAAGCCCGCATAGCCACCCTGCGCAAAGCCGTGGACGAACTGCGCCAAGCCTGCCGACAAGAAGGCACACCGCGCATTCAGGACGCAATCGACCGCGCAGAGCCGTGGATCGCCGCGATATTCACAACGGAGGGCAAGTGATGGGGCAGACGCTGCTGACGCCAAAGGCCGCTGCGGAAAAAACAGGGCTACCCCTCGCAAGCCTATTGCGGGCGGCTGAATATCATGGGCATCTGGTCCGCATTGGCCGAGCCGTCCGGCTGATCGAACAGGAATTGCCGGAGTTGATCGAAAAATGCCGATGCCAGCCAAAGGCGCACGCCTCGTCGTCAGGCGCAGAAAAGGCCGCGATCCCGCCTATGTCATCAAAGACACAGGCGTCGAAATCAGCACAGGCACAGCGGATCGCGGACAGGCTGAAATCAGCCTCGCGGAATACATCGCAAGGAAAAACCGCGCAACTGGTCCGGTTGACGCAAGCGAAATAGCCGTTGCGGAGGTGCTGTCGATCTACGGTGCAGAACATGCGCCAACGGTCGCAGCCCCCGAACGCCTCGGATATGCCATAGCCGCGCTGCTGCCGTTCTGGGGAAATATCCCCGCCGCCGCCGTCAAAGGCGAAACATGCCGACGATACGCCAAAGAACGCGGCAAGGCACCGGCCACTGTCAGGCGCGAACTGAATTGCCTGCAAGCCGCGCTCAACTATTGCCACCGCGAGGGCTACATTACGTCCGCCCCGCTTGTGACAATGCCAGCCACCCCAGAAACAACCCAACGGGCATTGACCCGCGATGAAGCCGCCCGCCTGCTATGGTCCGCAAGAGCGCGTGGGCAGCGCCACATCATGCGCTTCATCATCCTGTCGCTGTATACCGGCACCCGCAAGGCGGCGGCGCTCAAGGTGCGGCTGAATGGCCCTAGCATGGTCGGCGGCTGGCTCGACCTAGATCGCGGGATCATCTATCGCCGGGGCGAAGGCGAACGCGAAACGAACAAGCGCCGCACCCCCGCCCGATTGCCGCGCCAGCTAATCGCGCACGCCCGCCGATGGGACGCAATGGGCCTGACTTGGGTTGTGGAATTTCGCGGATCGCGCGTGGCTGATATCAAAACGACATGGGCCAAGATTGCGGCGGATGCGGATCTAGGATGGAAACCGACGCCGCACACACTGAAACACACCGCGATAACCTGGGCGATCCAAGGCGGCGCGTCGATTCCCGACGCTGCGGGCTTCTTTTCGACAAGCACAGAAACGATAGAGCGCACTTATTGGCACCAATCGCCCCACTTTCAGCAGGGCGCGGTCGGCGCTTTAGAGGGGAAACAGGGGCGAAACCGGGGCGGGGTTTAGGTGGCCAGTCTTGCAAACCCCTTGTTTTGTTGGTGCACCCGACTGGATTCGAACCAGTGACCTCTGCCTTCGGAGGGCAGGCTTGAGGTTCATATTCCCGCTTTACCCCTTGTTTGTTCGTGTTTTTGGCACGTTTGAAACCACTCGAAACCGTTCAAACAGGGGCGAAACCGGGGCCAAACATGGGCGACCGATACCTAACCACCCCAGCCGCGTTGCATATCAAAGCATACGCAGCCCAAAAAACCCCGCCGCCCGGTTAAGGACGACGGGGCATTTTGGGTCTGCGGTAATCAAGGTTCAACTTCGAGATCGCGCGGCGTCGTAGGTCGAGATAAGTATTCGCCCCGTCCTTCGCATCGGCGCAATATCGTTTCCAGCCAGTGCCGCCGCGTGGTTTGTCATCAGCGGCTCAAGCACGGTCGTCATCGCGCTATCGTTTGCCACGACGCCGCAAGAACTCAAGGTCAGTGCTGCCGTCAGGATTGCCAGTATCCGCATGGGATGCCCTTTCGAGTGTATCGGCGCGGGATTGCGCTTCCCTAGTTGTCTTGCTGGATCTGCCCGTCATGTAGGCCACGATGACGCCAAGAACGGACACCACGCAGCCGACGATGAAGGCGATCACGTCTTGCCGCCCCGCGCCTTGGATAGCCGGCTGGACAGGAACGCGCCGCCCGCCATGACAAGCCCGCCGATCACGTCGATGACGGTATCCACATTGAGCGTGATGATGTGCGTGGTCGGGTCGTAGGTGCCGCCCAGCCATGCTGCGACAGGCACAGCGGCGACGTAGATCATCATGCGAATTGCTAGAAACATGGGTTTAGCCTTTCTTGAGTGCAAAGAACGCGACAACCGCCGCGATGATAGCCGCCACAAGCCCTGTGCGGGCCGCTGGTGCGCTTGGCGTTGCTGATGGGCCGTCAGGGCGCACGAACGTAGGCGTAAGGAACAGGGCTCGTTCTGCGGCACGTCTGCGGACAAGGCCATTCAGGACAACCTTGCGCCCGTTCACGGTGCCTTTGTTCCAAAGCTGGATACGGCTGGCCGCTTCCGCCTTATTGCCCGCGTTGAAGTATTTAAGCGCAGATGATGATGCGAACGCGCCCGGCCCGATGTTGTAGGCAAGCGACAGGAACGCGCCGCGCTCGTTTTCGTTGATCGGTCGCTTGATTAGCGGGTCGATCTTGGCCGCGAACTTATCCAGCGCCGCAAGCAGGTATTTTTCCGCCTGCGCCTTGGTGATCCGCATGCCCATTTTCGGCGTGATACCAACGCCCGCTGCTGCCGTGGTTCCATATCCGATTGTGATAATGCCGACCGGATCACGGTAGGCTTCCAGCGCCAGACCCTCAAATTCCTTGATTAAATCAAGGGTCGCTTGATTAACGCTCATTGCGTGTCCTTCCGGTGTAATGCTTGATAAAACCGCCACGAGCGCTCGCAGTGTTTGGCCCCAAATACCCGCACCCATGCCGCCCAGAACGGCGACACGTCACGCAGCCCCCATGCGCGGGCGCACAGGGATTGATCAGCGTCACGGAAGCAGACGCCGTGTATCCTGCGCGATACAGTCGGTCGCGTCATGGCTTAGAACCAATGCGTAAAGCGTGCGATCTGCCCGTCGTGCGGGTCATGCGCGAAACACTCAACGGCTTGGCGGTTGACGTATCCGTTCCGGTCGTGCCAGCTATCAGGCGGCGAAGGGCTGCGGACATACTCGATGTCGATGTTGTCGCCTTCCATCGTTTTGACGCCGCCGTGAACCATGGTCATGCCGATGTGGTCTTTTTCGCGGTTATGCGACAGGACGCCCTGCGCCTTGCGGATCTTGTGGTGCAGGTGATGAACATACCAATAACGGTGCAGGCATTCCGCGACATGGCCCCGCGCCTCGCTTGTCATCAGCGGGCCAAGGTCCGCCTCTTTCGCACCGTCGCCGTGTGTCAGGCCGATTAGACTGGTTCCGAAACGGTAATATTTGCGATGCCGTTCGCTGACGTTATAGCTGGATGCGTTGACGTGCGGATGATTGCGGAACCACGTTGCAACCTGATTGGCCAAGGCCCAGCCCATAATCCAATCATGGTTGGACGGCACATAGATCAGATCGACGTTTGCCACCTCTGCGCACATTTCAATGACGCGGATATAGCCAGCCACGGCGTCCCGGTAGCCTTGGTGAATCGTCCCTGCGGTGTCTTGGTGCGTGCCGCTTGTCGTCGTCGCCTTGGCGTTGTCAACGTGCAGAATGTCATTCCCCAGCACCACCAGGATGCGGCCAATGCCTAAGCCGGACGCCTTGGACAGAAGGCCCCGCGTCCCTTCCACCATGCGGTGAACGGCTATCTCGCGGTCATAGGTTGCGCCTGTCTCTTGCTGAACGCACAGCTTCATGACGTGAACGTCGGACAGATCGACAACCAGCAGGCAACCGTCCGTTGAGACTTCGCGCTGCGGGTAGATCGGGTATTGGTCGTCGCGCAATTCCTCGAAGGTTTCGCGCAACAGGTCAACGATGGTTGGCCCGCCATTGCCCGCCGCAGGGTTCTTGACAAAGCCGGAATATCCGTTGCCGTTTTCGTCCTTGCCGATTTTCCAGAAATGGCCCAGCGTTGACAGGTCCGACACGCCTAGAGCCTTGGCCGCGTCTGTGATTTCGCTTGGCGCATCCAGCCATTTGGACGCCCGCGCCAGCCGCTTGCGCAGGCTCTTGCCGTCGATGCCTAGCGCCCTTGCCGCTGCCCGCTGTGATCCGTGCTGCGCTACCGCGTCGATGGCTTCTTGCTGTTCTGCGGTCAGCATGACGTTTCCCCCGCTTTGAGCCGGGAAACAGCCGCGCCGATGATGCCGTATAGCGTCAGCAGGTCAGGGATACGCGCCCCCGCGATCTGCGTTTGGCCAAGGAATAGCGCCGTGCATAGGCTGTGGAGTTGCAACGGGTCGTCAGTCTCAAGGATGCAAACGCCGTCGTTGTAGACCGCTAGGCCCCGCTTGTCGGTTGCCTCATAGTGCAGGGTCATCCGTCCACCCCCTGCGGCGCAGCTGCGATGATGTTGCCAGCAGAAACGACGCAAGTCTGCCCGCCTGGTGCCGTTATTAGCGCCGTGAAGGTGCCGCCGGGGCTTACCCACATTTCCAGCAGGTTGCCGCTGGTGTCGATGCCGATGAATCGCTGTTGTTCACCGTATTGATCCGCAAGGGCCTTTGCCAAATCATCATGGTCTGCACATTGCGGACTGGCAAAAGCAGGCAATCCCCACGCGATAGCGCAGGCCGTGAGAAAGTAGCGCATCATATGCGTCCTTCTTGCTGTCACAGTGTGTGATTGTTAGATTGCCAAGCCGCCTTGCATTGCGTAGCCAATGACGCCTACGATCAATGAGCCAATGGCCAATCGCAGCAACCATTTCAGCGAATCTTCTATGCCGCCAAGACGCCGCTCAACGCTAACTCTGTGGTTGGCTTCCACCGCCTGAAACTGTTCCAGCATTGCAAGCCGATGATCCACCTTTTCCGCCCATTGCTCATTCATTAGCCTGACCCCCATTGCAGAATTGCGGCCCATCTGCCTTTGTGCGTGTCATCATGCCGGTTTCCTTAGTGTCGGTGTGGGAGTCGTAGGGTGCTGGTCTGTAGCCCTGCCCTGCGCCGGTTCTTATGTTGCGCGCAGGACAAGAACTAAGCCGGTGAACGCTGTCGGGTTGATTGCTCCTGCCGTGACGTTGTAAGCACGCACGGTAATAACCCCCGCCGCGCTGACAAACGCGCGGAATACAATCCCCTGCGCTGGCTCTGCCGAACCCGAACGCTGGACAATGCAAAAATCACTAAATGCCGCACCCGTTGCTGTGATCGTCAGGTCTTCAAAGCTGTTCGCCGCAATGCTTGGGAAGTCCAACACACCAGCAAATTTTCCGACATGTTGAAACTCTGGATTGTATGTGCGACCTGACTCAATAACCCAAACCGCTCCGTTTGCCTGAATTGCGTTTGCCGTGGTCGGTGTATTCGTATTATTTGCGAGTGCTGGGTTTCCGACCACCTTGCCGAAGTTGCTGCCCGTCAAGACGAACGGCGTGGTGCAGTATTCAAGCGATGTATCTGATGACAGGTAAATCGTGCCGCGTGTCGGTTGTGCCGCAGCACCACAATGCCGAATTCGTGATGTAGCAACGTCGATGAACGCACTGGGATACGTGGTCTTGAGGCTGACGAGACCACCCGACAGCACGCACTGCGAAAAGAAGGCCGCGCATGTGGCGGTGGCCGAGATCATTTCAGCCGTGCCGCCCGAAAACATCGTCCGAACACCGAAGAAAGCGCAGTCTGCAACGCCCTGCCATACGCTTTGACCCGTAATCCCAAGGCCGATAAATGACCCGAACAGATCAACCGTGCCGCCGTATGCCCCGCGCGTGATATTGGAGCAGTCGCCTACCAGAACGGACTTACCAATCATTTTGATGGTGGACCCAGTGTCGCGGGCGAAAACCATCTCATGCCCGTCAGCCGTTCCATTGTAGGACAGGCCAATGCCGTCGAGCGTAATAACGGCCCCGTTTCTGGCGTTGATAAAGCCTTCCTCGAAGCCTGCACCGCCAGCCGTCCAACCAGCACTGTCAGCGCGTATGCAGCACTTGGGGACGATCAGCTTGTTTTGCGTAATCCCCAGCGAAACGCCTGCCGTTGGTGTCGTCATATTGACCAAAGGCACGACACCGCGCGACTGAAACTCAACAGTCAGGGACGTTGCGCTATTGCGTGTGAAAACGCGCAAGCCGCCCGCCGCAGCATCAGGGGTGCCATTGCCGACCGGGTTTTGCACGCCCACAACCGTCCCAGCCGCAAGGTATGATGGCAATGTGCCGCTGGCGATGACAACGGTAGCCCGCCAGACGCCGCCGCCTTGGTCCGCATAGGTCATGGACGCGATGTCAAACTCGTCTGGGGCCGCTGTAGGCACGACTGAAACCTTCGCCCCGTTGTCCACGTCAATCACCGTGCTGACGTTGTGCAGGCCATCTGCAATTTCCAGTGCCAGCGTGCCTTCCCCTTGCACCGAATGGGCCAGCGACATGTAGGCGACATAATCCTTGATCGAGATAGCAGACGGGTCGCAGGAAATACGCACGTTTTCCCCGGTTAGAACCTCTAACAGAGTTCCACCCGCCACCAAATCAGTAGACCGCGCACGGACAGCCGCAGCGAAAGCCGCCGCATCGCCGCCGAAAGACGCAGATCGCCAAGGTCCGATAAGTCCTAGCTTCACGCCACCTGCTGTGGTCATGTCGATAGATGCAGCTTGCGCTAAATCAATTTCATGTTCGGCGTTTTTATATTTGGCTAGAACAGTATCACTTGACCCGTACACCGACCGCAAAAACGCAATCGTCCGTGTGTCCTCTGCGAACGTGCAGTCCTGCGTTAGCGACGTGCTGACGGCTTGGCCTGCAATGCCGGTCAGGTCTATGACTGTTGGCGATGCGGTGTAGGTGCCCGCTGCGACAATGGCGTATTCACCCCGGCCCGACACCTTCACGAGATCCCCGATCAGGACCGCATCGGATGCAATCATGGCGCTGCTGGTGCCGAACGCGCGCAGGCGAACGTCGATCTCGTCACCAATGCCGCCATCGTTCAGCCGCGTGGCTTTGCCAAATGTAGGGTCGTTGAACGTCTGGATGTTTGTCATGTTTTATCCTGCTGAATATATCGGCGGTGTTATTGATGGCCGTATGCGGACCAGCCAAACATCCGGACCATTGCGTAAATTGCCAATGCTTTGAGTTGCTGTCGCAGCGTGACCGCCTGCCCCAGCATCGCAGCAAGGAATGCCATGTCGATCACGGCGCGGGGTTGTTCATGCAGCCAGTAGGCTAGGTCGTGGTCCTCGGCGGCATCTTCGGCGAAGTCCCGCAGAAACCAGCGTGTCACGGCATCGCGCATCCATTGCGGCATCCACCACGCGCCAACGCCGTTGTATACGGGCATTAGACAGTGATGGTCACGGCCAGACGAAACAAGTCGTCCATCTGCGCCGATGTGTAGCCCAGCAGAAAACCAAGTTCGTCCATCGTCTGGCTAGTCCTGCGCCAGTCTGCGGCCTGACGGATAGCCTGCCGCATCGCCCACGGGGTTGCCGGGTCATCAGCCAATGCGTCGATGGCGGCGCACCCTGCCTCGCCAAGCGCCAAGCGGCCCTGTAGCGGGCTGCACACCATGCCCGCCTGTTCCGCAATCAGCGCATCAGCGGCAATGTCGTCAGTGGTCTTGATGGTCAGCGAAAAGGTCATTGCGCAGCCTCCACGATAAGCGACGGCACAGGGCCATCGGTGACGGTCACGATCCAGTGCGCCGGGTCGGTCGGTTGATCCACTGCCCCCGCGCTATATTGCCAGAGGGTGGTAGCGACGATTTCGCCACCCGTGCGGGTGATGGTTCCGATGAACGGATGGTCGCCCTCGGGTGTGGCCTCGCCGCCTTCGGGAATAGCCGACAGATCGTAGGCGACACCGTCAACCGTGAGCACATCGCCCGCGACGGATGCCGTCGTTTCGGTGGCACCAGGCAGACCGGCTTGCGGAGATAAGATGAGCTTCATTTAATTTCCTCCTGTTAGAACCACCGGCCCGCTGCCATCAATTCTGTCGTGTTTGCCGTCGCAATGCTGACTGGTGACAGCAACCTGTAGGATGCACTTGTCGTAGCAGATGCACCCGCAATCCAGAAGTTCGTAGCACCGCCTGACCCTGAAAATGTCGGGTTTGCGGCAAAGGCAGCCGGGAAGGTCCAGACAGTTACTGCTGATCGGTAAAGTTGGCCGATTGGGTCGGTAATGCTGGGGATAGATATTGCATGAGTGCAAATTTGCGTCCCGTCAGCGAACCGGACAAACGCGCCGTTTGCATTGCTGCCGCGCTGGATGATACGGTCAGCGATCCATTGCGTGCCATCGTAGAACATTTCCGTCAGAACGCCCGCGCGAACATATCCGGCAGGTGTCGCACCACCAGTAATGGCTTTTATCGCAACTGCTGGCAGGCCATCCACAGCAACAGTCATCGCTGCCGTGTTATCTAGCGCCCCAAAGAATGCCAACCGCTGCCCCGTTGGGATGCTGGTTAATGACTTGCCGGACGCAAGGCTGATGGCATTCGCCGTCCCGCCACCGACCGTTGCAATGGGACTGTCGCTGAATGCTGCCAGCGCACTAGACACATTCTCAATAGCCGCCTGCACATCGGTTGCTGGATTGACCCCGATTGGTGAAAACGTAACGCCACTCGCGGCAGAAGCCGTGACGCTAAATCGCGGGCTTGGGTCCACCGTGTCAATCTCGAAGCCAGCCGCGTTTTTGACAACAGCCCTGACCGCAACGGCCCCTGTGTAAAACACCTGCACCGTGCGACCGGAAGCATCCAGCGGCAGCGGGTTTATCAGCGCGATTGTGCCCGCCTGGTCCGAGTAGATCGGGACTAGCGTTGTCGTGCCGGTTTCGTAGAACGTCACCGAACCACCCGCGACGGGATCGCCGTTGGCGTCAAGAACGGGCGGGATTCCCGCTATAAGCTGGTCAGCCATGCTTGTAATACCTCACAGGGTCGTTATTTTGGGTGGATGGAACACATTGCAGATCGCATTGCGCGACGGGCCAGGCCCGGCTTTATTATCGGGGCTGCTATGTGCTTCCCCGCGTTTATGGTGACATATGGCTATATGGTTGTTGATGCGCTCAAGACGTGGCCGTGGTGGGCATCGTCAACAATGATTGCCTCGCACCTGATTGTTATCTTAGGCGCTGCTGGGTTTGCTGACTTCCGACAAGCACGCCGCCAGCGGTAAGCGTATTTGCAATAATCCGGGCCGATTGTTCGCTTAACGTCTGACCGTTCATTGCCGAGTTGATCCGCGCCAATGCCGCCCTTGCGCGACCGCCTTTGGTTTCAGTGAGCGCGCGGGCAATATCTTCATAAATACCCATGCGCCGCAGTTCTTGCGCCTCTGGCGTCTCGCCCGTCAGCGCCTGGACTAGACGCTTTGTCGCGTTGATCGGTTCACCCGATTGCAGCGTTGTCAGAACACCACCTTTTGCCCGTTCGTCCACACCTTTTTGAATGCTTTGTCTAATTGCCGTTTTGCTGTTTTCAGCAATGGCTGCGCGAAGTTCAAAAGCAGTCGCCGCCTGGTCAATTTCCGAAAGTAATTCATCCGCAGAATCTTGCCCAAGAAGGATGCGCAACTTAGTCTCATTCGCCCGGCTGGACATATCGCGCAGGGCCAAAATCCCTTCGCGTGTTGTGGTGTCGGGATCTGCCATGGTGCGCGTAACATTCGCCATCGCGTCATCTATCGAAGCACGGACACCTTGCTTTGCCGCATTACGTTGCGCCTGCGTTGCGCCAACCAATTCCCGCGCAATATCTTCGCGGCGCGTCCCTTTCGACAGCAGCGTGTATCCCGTCTCGATTGCGTTGCGTTCAGTGATTGCATCAGAAGCAACATCAAGCGCAGCGCCATATTCAGGCACCGCTTCCTTGAGCGCATCCCGAATGGCCGTGGCGCGCCGCCCTGCGAACATGCCCGCCGGCGTTTGTCCTCCCAGCTTTCCGCCGCCGTCGTTGGTGCTGTATATTGAATCCAACTGCTGCTTTATCGCGTCGATATCCTCGACAGTCTGTGTCGGAACTAGGTCAGACTGTGCAGCAGGGGCAGACGGTCCATTTTGAACGTCATTCAGAGCAGAACGCCGATCTGCGTAACTGTCATATTGCCGTTCAAGGTCGTCAGCGTAATTTTGATCTAGGCCATCATTGAAAGATCGCACCGCACGCCCGTTATTTTCGCCCGCTAACCCGTCAATTAGCGCCTGCCGATCCATATAATTGCCGGTACCGTCACCTTGCCCGCGGATTGAATCAGGGAACATGGACGGTTCGAGGTTGTCTAGGTCCTTCAAGCCGCTCTTGCGGAACAGGCCTGGCGTATTGCGCGACGTAATATCCATCGCTTTCAGTTCCTGCCCCGCCACGCTGTCAGGGTCAACGCCGCCCATCTGTTTGATGATCTGCGTTAGCGGCCTGCGTTGGAAATTAGAGTTTGCAGAATCATAAGCGCCAAAGAAGGCGTCGACGTCCTCGGCTTCGCGCGTGATCGGCGATTCCGGCCCGCGCGTTGTCCGCACGTTGTCGGGAAACTCGTCAGCATAGCGGCGAAAATCCGTGGATTCCGTGACCTTCATTGACCGCGTGCGCGCAGCGGCGCGTTTCACTTCGTCCGGCGTCGTATTGATTAGGTGGCGAAGCCTTTGACCAGCGGGCGAGTTCCAATCAATTTCGCGCGCATATGCAGCATCATAAGCAGCAGACCGGGCCGGTGCAGATCCTGTGCGAACAGCCGCGATCAATTCTTGCTCACCTTGTGGCGCGCCTAGCGTGCGGTCCAGCACGTTCACGATCTTGCCTGTGGCCGCTTGTGCGCGGGCCGAAACGGCAGGTTGTGCGATCTGACTAGCCGTGCCGCCAGATGAAGCCGCCGCATCAAGTAGGCTGCTTGCACCGCGCCCAGCATCGCCAAGCATAGCATCCGGCCCCGCACGTTGAAGCGCGGCCATAGCGTCAGCCTCGGACCCGTTGCGCAAGGTGTCCCTAATAACGCCAGCAGCTTCCGGCGACACGTTCAATTCGCGCGCAATTACTTTCACATCAGACTTGCGAAGCCGTTGGATCAGGTTCTTGACGCCTGCCGAAGCATAAGGTGCCGCGGCACCTAGCACCAGGCCAGCCCCGCCGCCGATCAATCCGCCAGTCAGTGCATTGTCGCCGCGTTCTTGCGCTGTGTTGCCTTCACCCGCGCCATATATTGCGCCCTCTGCCGCACCAGCCAGCCCGCCCAATACAGCACCAGCCCCAGATTGCGCCAGCAGCGATGTAGGCGCAGCAGCGGCGAGACTAGGACCAGCAACCGCAGCGGCAGGCAATGCGCCCAGAACGCCGCCCGCGAAATTAAGCGCGCCAGACTGCACCGGGTTTGTGCTGGCAAATCCATCAGCCATAGATTGCGCGCGCTGCTGTGCTTGCGGCCCGCCAATAAATCCCGCCGCTTCGTCCAAATAAGATCCAACGAACGGCACGCCCCGTAGGACAGCGCCAGCCCGTGAAGCGACAGGCCGGTCAGCCGCAAACTTAGCGTCCTGATAACCGCCCAATCCCTTTTCCCATGCCGCAAGGCCGGAATCGTCCACACCTTGCAGTGAAGCCGCTTGCGCATCCTCTGGCAATGTCGCAACGTATGCGGCCACCTTTGGATAGGCCGAAAGATCCGGGCCTTGCGATACCGCAGGCGCGCCTTGCCCTGCCAATGCCCGTGCCCGGCGTTGCCGTGCTTGTGCGCGGAGCAATTCAAGTGACGTTTCAGCCATTTACAGCCCCAATTCATCCATGCGCTTGTTATAAGCGGCGAAGTCAGCAGCAGACCAATCCGACATATCAGCCGCCATCAGATCATTTGCCGTCATTTGTGAGAAGTCATTCGCAGACCCACCGCCGCGCCTAATCGCGGTTTCGAGAATACCCTGCAACTCGCCAAGCGCGTCCCGATAGTCAGCCGGGCTTTGTGCGGTGTTAAGCCGCCCGATGGCCTGGGTTGCCTTTGATCCTTCGATCTCTGTAATTTGTCCCGCACCCTTTAGACTTTCAAACGCCTGCAAAAATGCCTGCCCTTCAAGCTGGTTTGCGCGTCCTGCGAACCTCATTTGTGGCGTGCCAGGAATATTTTGCAACGGCGCGAGGATTCCGGTTGAAGTATCAAGCGCAGGATCACTTAGGATTCCTTCAATCGTTGAAAGCATGGCTTCCGGCGAAGATGGCTTCATACCGGATTGAGATCCGCCCGTGACGCCGGGGCCTTGCTCGAACACCATCTGACCGTCGCGCCCGACAGATACCCGCATCCCGCTTTTTTCGTTCGCGGCGTTGAATTGCTCTGGCGAAATAAGCCCGTCGCGCAAGTCTGCGGCCAGCTTTCCCTGTGGCGATTGTGGCGCGGCGGCCCCGTTCATGTCATCGCTGCGCTTTAGCACTTCCGCCACCGACATATACCGGCCTGCGATCATTTCGCGGTTGTCAAACTGGCCGACAAGATCCGGCGCTGTCTGGCTGACAACGGCGTCCCATTGCTCGGGCGACTGCGCGGCCAAGCCCATTGCGACGGCCTGCTCGATCTGTGCCGCCTCTGCCTGGCGCGCTGCCGCCGACATGGTGGCCGCGTGTTCTTGGATAGCGCGTTCCTCTTGCCGTGTCAGGCGCGCCTCTTGCGACGTGGCCAGCGTCATGTTCTGCCGTGTGGCGTCCATGCCCAAGCGCGTCTGTTCCATGCCCAGCCGGTTGCTCTGCACGCCCTGCGCCGCGTTCAGCCCGTCCATGCCAAAGCCAGCCAAGGCGTTCAATGCACCTTGATCGCCGCCCATGACCTGCGCGCCGTTCTGTTGCAGGTAGCTGTTCAGCGCGTTCTGCTGCTTGAACTGGTTAGCACGCTGGCCTGCAATCGCGCCCGCGTCCATCGCGCCCACCACGTCCAGACCTTGCCCAGCCAAGATGATATTGGGGTTTAAGGCATTAGCCATTAAAGAAACCTCGCGAAAGTGCATTTGCTTGGATCGGGTTAATGAAGTCTGAAACGTTCAGCGCGTTCTGATACCGGGGCGGCTGAATTTGCGCCAAGGCATTTTGCGGCTGCTGTGACTGCATCGACACTTGCGGCTGCATCATTGCGGCCTGATAGCCGTTGTTAGCCCCTGCGCCGCCGTAGGATGGCGCTGTGGTGCCTTGCGGTGCAGATTGCCCGCCCATGCCTGACAGTTTGCGGGCTTCCTCTATCCGGCGATCAAGATGCGGGATGCCGGGGCGCAGAAACTTTTCACTGACAAGCCTAGCAGCGGTTTCTGGGTCTTGCGCCGAATAGATCGCGTCCCGCGCGCCGCGCTCGGTGGTGTTCAGTTCATGCACCAGAAAATCAAGCTGCATGTCCGTATCGTCCAGCGCCGTGCCGCGCTGCTGTGCAAACGCCTCTAGGTCGCGGCGGCGGGGTCCGGTCCATTGCGACAGGCCAAACCCACCACGCGAACCGGCCACAACCGGGTTAATCTCGTTGATGCCGGGGTTGTATTGGCTTTCGATGCCGAAGTTACCGGTGAATCCAATAGCCGCAGCCGGGGGCATACCTCTTGAAATTAGCCCTTGGACGATGTTTTGCGGGTCAACCATCAGTAAAGCCCGCCGCTATAGCTGCCCATCCCGGTTTGACCGTAGGGCGTGGCCGCTTGCTTGGTTTGCTGGTTATACTGCCATCCGCCTAGAGCGTTCTGTATTCCGCCATTAATTGCGTTGCCCATGCCAACAGCGCCCGCCGCCTGCGCGTTTCCAACGCCGTATGCGCCCTGCGCCTGTGCATCGCCAAGGCCGAGGTTTATATTCGACAGATTATTGCCCAAGCCAGCCCATGAGTTAGCCCGCGCGCCTGCGGTGCCGCTGATGACGTTCGCCCGGTCGCCATAGTATCCGCTATTGAGGTTCGCCAGCGCGTTGCCCCGGTTCATGTCGATGTTGCCAAGGTCCGAACCGCGACCGACCGAAAGCGCGGACAAGGCGTTGCCCCGTTGCCCTGCAGCGTTGGCAAGGTTGACGCCAGCATTTTGCCCTGCGCCGCTAACGCTGTTTAAATTTCCCAGATACTCGCCTTGCGTCCGGTATGCCAAATCACTGCCGGTCTGCTGCAATGCCTTGAGCGTTGCACCGGAAAACATGTTACCGCCCGCCGCTGCCGATTGGTCAACCGCCTGCTGGCCATTGCGCAACTGGCTTTGGAAATACTCGGATTGGTCAAAGCCCTGATACCCGTCTGGACGGTCGCCGATGCCCAGCGTGTAGTCCCTCGCACCGCTTGCAGCCAGGCCGCTGTCAATCGTGGGCTGAAAGATGCCCGCCTGCGTATCATATGCGTCATTAACCGCGCCGACGCCGCCGTCATATCCACGGTTGATATCGTATTCTGCGCCCCGGTATCCGTCGCGCAGGTTGCCGCTTGCTTGCGACCGACCGTTGCGCAGGTTTGCCAGCGCGTTGCTTTTGCCATTGCGCAGGATCTCGTTCGACCGCTTGACGCCGAACCGCTGATCTTTACGCGCCAGACGTGCCGCCCGTTCTTGTGCGGCGACTGCATCCCGGCTGGCGTTCGTTTGCGCAGATGCTGCTTTTGACGCACCCCTTGACTGCACGATGCCGCCGATGACCGCAGATCCAAGAATTGCCGCTGCTGTTCCAATAGCCATCAGATGACCTTCCGGTAAGAGATTTCGTTCGGGGCGTAGCCCTTGCGCTGCACCAGCGCGTCAGCCCGTGGCAGGGCTGCAAGTGTGCTTAGTCGGACCTCATTGGCGCCTTGGTCAGCCGCCCAGCCCTCGAAGGCTTTCAGCAGCGCAAGGCCGTCACGCTTTGCCCACCAGAACAATTCGACAGCCATCAGGTAGGATGGGCCGCAGAACGCCGGGGCGACAACGCCGCCGATCATGCCTTGATCGCTTAGAATGATTGTGCCGCCGTCAATTAGGCCGTGCGCGAAGTCGGCGAAGGCGTCCGCGTCATATGTAAATGGCAGATCCGCTTGCGCGTGAAACTTTGCCCCCATCGCCACAATGGCGGGTATGTCAGCAACTGATGCTGTTCGGACCATTATAGCCCGCCCGCCACTAGCCGCGCCTCCAACTCTGCAATCTTGGCCAGCAATTCAAGCTGCCAGATTAGCAGTTCCTGCGTTGGCATCCCATCGGGGCGGGATACGGGGGTAAACGCCTGATAGTCTTTCAACTCGCTCATGATGCCCGCCCCTCAACAACAGCGTCGAACGTGATATCGTCCTGCCCTGCGTATGTGATTTCTGCGGTAAACTGGTCGTATTGGCCCAGCCTGCGCCACGACACCCGGCGGCGGTAATCGCCAGGCGCGCCAAGCCCGCGCGGATCTGGATCGCTCCATGTCAGCCCGTCATCGCCAGACACGCGCAGTTCAATCATTTGCTCAACCGGCGGGCGGTGTGATGGCACTTTCGACAGGATTGTGACCGGGTTGCCGTCATCATCCAGCAGCACAACGGGCAGGCCGTCAGCGTCCAGAACAGTCACCACCGTTTCAACAAGAATCGGTGACGGGCCGCGGCGGTCTGGATATACCCCTACTTTGACCGGCAGGCCGAACTCATGCACGCGGAACTGGTCAAGTTCGCCGCCAAACGTCATGCCGATAGCGCGCTTTACCATCGTTTTGCCCATATCCTGACCGACACGCGACAACTTCGCCAGAAACCCGGTCTTAGTGCCAACGATATAGCGGCCATATGCTGCGGTGCAGGCTTGCACGGACCACGGGCCTAAGTCGTTGCCCTCTGCCCGTTCGTGCCATTCGCCCGTCGCAATGTCGTAGACCCATGCGGGGCGGCTATCAAACAGCAGCGCACAGAACTTGTGCCCCTCGTCCTCGTAATAGATCGCGCCTTGTGGTTCTTCTTGCGCGATGCTTGTCTCAACCGATGACGTTGACACCCGGGTCATGCCGCCAGTTGCGCCAAGGTAGGCCACGCCGTCAGATCCAACGAAAAACACGCCGTTAGGGATCGACGTCAGCAGGGAAAACGCTTTTAGCCCGCGCTCGTTGGTGCTGCCAGGAACAGCGGCAAGCGATCCGTCTCTATATGACGCCCAAGTCTCAATGCTGGACGTCTTGAACACCATCAGCGAGCCGCCGACAAGTTCAGCGCGCAGAATGTCGTCATCCGTGCTTTCCGCCGTGGCAAAAGACAGCCCGTTCAGCGTGGCCGGTGCCGCAGGATTAGACCACTGCACACGACGCCCGCCCAATTCCGTCAGCACCGTTAGCTGCTTGTAAAATGTCACGCTGCCGAACTCGGTAAACGCGCCTGGCGCTGGCTCGGTCAGTGTCGTGCCGTCCCACAGGTAATAGTTGCCGCCTGCGCAGATCGTTACTTTTCCGTTGTTGCCGCTAATCGTGGTGTTGGGATCGTCGGGGATTGCGCCGAGGTCAATCGCAACGCCGTTGTCGCCCACGCTGTAAAACCGTTCGCCATGCACAACGTAGAGTGTCCCGTTCACCGTCGCCATCGCGCGGCAGAACACACCCGGCATCGACCCGAATAGCACCGTGCCAAGCACAGGTTTGACAATCGTGCGCGGGCCAATGGGTTCGCGGTAAAGGTTCAGCAGGCGCGATGATGCAGCCCACGGGTTATCACTATCGCGCAGGGATGGCGCGGCAAATTCATACTTCATCCGAAGTAATACCGATCACGGCGTGTGCGCAGCAACGTCGTGGGCATAAGCACGTTGTTGATGACCAGATAGGCCGCTTGGATCTTGCGGAACCAGTCGTCAGCGTCAAAGCCTTGCGGGGCTTCGTAATCGGGCGACAGACGCGAGGCCAGGACGTAGACCGTGCCTTCCTCAAACTCTGCCGCGAGGGGGAATGTGGCGGCTGATGTTAGCGTGGTGTGCAGGACGTCAACGCCCGCCAGTTTCCACGCCGAAAGCATCATGTTCAGCGTATCTATGCCGTCGTTTAGTTCGCCGGCGCTAATCGGCTGCGATGCGGATGCAACGCCAATCTTACGCAGCGCGCGGGTCACGATTTCGGCTGTTGTGGTCATCGCATTACCTCACGCAAAAGGATAGGCGCGGCCATTACAGCCGCGCCCGGTAGCTTAATTTGTCAACCGAGCGATCAAGCGCGGATCTAGCAGCTTGACGCCAAACAGCATGTCGAAGCGCATATTGTGCGCCAGCGTGTTGCCATCGACCCATTCAGTGCAGGAGATAGTCACCTTGTTGCCCGACTTGGTGGACGTCTTGACGCCAGCGCCTGCGGCAATCTTGAGCGGACGCGACACAAGAGCCATTGCCTTAGGGTGCATCAGCAGAGACTGCTTGTATGCGGTGCCACCTGTGCCGGTCTTGACGGTGATCGATGCGTTGTCAGCAGGTGCCGCCGTGACGTTCTGGTAAGCGCCAGTCGTGATGATCGCCGGGGCAATCGTCAGGGCAGCGGGGCCAGTTGTCGCACCGGAGTTAGCGTCTGCGGTCACAGCGAACGTCTGCAAGCGACCTGTGGACTGCTTGCTGATCGGATTGACCGCAAACACGCCAGCGATGGTGATGACGTCACCAGCTTTGAGGATGCCAGTCACGCTGTTCGTCCAGCCGTCAGTGTTCAACGTCTGCGTGCCGGTGTCCTTGGACTCCAGATAGGTGACGTTCTGGGCAGCGCCTTGAACAAGCGGTGTGCCGGTTGCAACGCCGACAGTGTGCGTTGGCGCGTGAACCGAGGTGTAGTTTTCAAACCCGGCATATTCGCCAATCATCGCCTTTTCAAAGGCAGTCTTGGCCTTGTCGGAAACGTAAACGCCTTTCAGGCCATCGGCCAGATTCAGCGCCGCGTCGGTGCCGTGGACTGCGATCCGGTCAGCCATAGGAACGCCGCCGTCAGTCAGAAGGTTGCCGCCTTGGCCCAGCGACAGAAACGTGCTTGGGACTGTGCCGGGGGTGCCGGTGAACCAGTAAGCGCCGGTGTAGAGCGCAGCCAGTTCGGTCTCGATGCGGTCGCGCATCTTGATGACGGCGGGGCGAATGACGTCCTCTTGAACGCGGTCAAACGACAGAGTGCCGTCGATTGCGCCGATATCGACCTTAATCGACACGGTTTTGTTCATTTGGATGGTTGTCTTACCCTGCGTGATATCCTCGCTGTAGGAGGTCACGTCCAGATTGTCGTTCTGACCGGCGTAGTTGGTGGTTTTGCGGATGTTCAGCGTGTCGCCGATCATCGCATAGTCTTTGCTGTAATCAGTGTGGACCTTATTGCCCAGCACCAGTTCGTTCTCAAGCTGTCGGATGCCTTCGTTCGCAAAGACGCTTGGGGTTAGGAAAGTATCAGCCATTGGGGATAGTCCTTAAAATTTGCCGCCTGCGTCGATCCATGCGCGATACTCGGCGGGATTCATGTCGCCGGGTGCCTTGCGGGATGCGGTTGCCTTGCCCTTCACGGGGTTGATAGGCTCGGGGGCTGTTGATGTTGTTTTAGGCTTCGGGGCAGAAATCTGGGCCTCAAGGCGTCCGATAGCGCGGGCCATTTCGACGGGTGACAGACCGTGCATCTTGCTTGCGATGCTGTGGTCTTTGCCCATCGCGTAGGCGATCTCGATGCCTACGTCAGATTCAGCAATGAACTGCGCAATCTCGGCTGTGATCGGCACGCTGTCATTCAGCGCCACCTGTTCAAAGTCGGGATAGCGTGTTCGCGCCTCTGCCATCTGGGCCTCCCAATTCTGGGCAACCTCTTGTGACTTGCGCTGCTCAACCTCTTTGACCCGTGCGATTGACTCTTTCGCTTCGGCCTCTAGCTTCTGCAGTTCGCGCCCATCCAGCGCCGTCAGGCTGGCGTGGGAATAAAGCGCGGCTTGGTATTCGTCGTAGTCAGGATACTCGGCCTGTGTCGGCTTCTTTAGCCCCTGGGCAGCCTGCCGGACCCGCTCTAGCTGCTCGTGTGCAGCCTTGGCGCGTTGGTTGGCTTCCGCTTCGCTGGCTTTCAGTTGTTCCTGCGCGGCCTTGCGACGTTCCCGCCGTTCCGCTGACTTCGTTTTTTCCTCGGCTTCCGCTGCGTCTGCGTCGTCCTCGGCGGGCTGGCTTTCGTCCTGCCCTTCGGTCTGGTCTTGGGCTTCTACCTGTTCGGCTTCGGCCACGACTTCATCACCAGCCTCAAGGGCCGGGGTTTGATCGTCGGTCATTTTTTGGTTTCCTTATTGCGGGACAAAGCCCTGTTGCATGACGCTTTGCAGCGCCGCCGCGACCTGTTGCTGGACGATTTGCCCGATAAGGTCGTTCATTTGCCCAGACATGATAGCAGTCTCAACCTGCGTTTTCGTTGCCTCGGCTTGTGCCTTGCTTGCGTCTGCCTGCGCCTCTACGGCGTCGGCTTCGCTTTCGCTTGCGTCTGCGGCCATCTTGCGCATTTCAAGCTGGTGCATTTGCTCTTGCATCTGCATTGCAGCCTGTTGCTGGGCCTGCTGTTGCTGCTGCGCCTGTTGCGCGGCCTGCTGTTCCTCTGGTGGCAGATCCTCGATGCCGATGATTCCCGGCGGCAGGATCTTCTTGAGGCGTTCGGCCAACTTGTCAGCGTCCGGCCAATCCATCGACTTCGCGATAAGATCGCCTGCGACCTGACCAGCGGCAGGGAATGCCCGCACGAATTGCATCATGCTTTCCGCAGTTTCCTGGCGGCGCGTTGTGTAGTTCGGCCCAACGGTCACGCGGACGTTGTATGCGCCTTGCGCCAGCATGTTGATCTGTTGCACCTGTTGCGACATGGGGTCCATCTGCTGCTGGTTGACCGGCACCTGCTGTTCCTGATCGTCCTCGCCGATGATGCGCAGAACGCGCGGCGTGTCGTAGACGAGGGGAATCATATCAACCATGATGCGCCCGGTCTGCTCAATCGCCTTGGCCAGATTGTCCGTGTAGATGCTTGTACTGATATCGCTCTCAAGCTGACGCTGACGAATAGCAACGCCCGACTTTTCGTTGCTTTCCGCACCCATGCCTGCGTCAAAGATGCCGGTTGTTGCCTTCATGTCGTCCTCGGCGCGCTGCATTCCGGCCATAATGGCTTGGGAAATAACAGGCGGATTCAAACGCTGTGGCGGGGGTGCCTTTTCGTCGGGATTATAGGGCAAATATGCCTTGTTGCCTTGGTTCGCCAAGTCCCAGAACGATTCCAGACCGGCGATCTGCTTGGCAGTCACCAAGAATGGCGCTTTAGGCTGCAAGGCCGTAGTTTCAGCATCGGCGCTGGCGTAATAGTTGTAAATCTGCTGCGGCGTCTTAGCGTGGCGGATGACAGACGTGCGCACAACACGCTCGCCGATGTTCATTTCTTCACCAGTGACGGACACCACGGGGATATATTTGCTGGGGATCTCGGTTGGACCTTCCAGCACGGATTGACCGCTGACCTTGGCCCACCAGACCTTGTATTTCGTGACCTTGCGCTTTTTCATGGCGAATTTCAGCATGTCCGCGTCATCCGTCACGGTGCCATCGGGCATGATGCCAATCGTCTTTTCGGTCGGCTCTTTCCAGAAGTATTCAGCGACAACGACAGATCCAGCATCGCGCCAGTTTTCCAGCCCGTCCGTGTTGCCGTCGTGTTCAACGTCGTCAGCGGAGGCGTCTGGGTATGCCTCCTTGAAGTCGTCAGCGTCCATCTGGTCAGTGATGAAGCAATACGCCGCGTCCTGCCGCGTAGACTTGCGTGCAGCCGGGTCCCAATACACCGCCAACGGGTTCGGGATGCTTTCAATGCGGATCACCTGATCAAACGATGCGTCGTGCTCGTATTCGGTCAGGATGCGGAAGTTCCCAATGCCGCATTGCGCAGCGGATTCTGCTGCCGTCTCGTAAACGCTGGACGCATCGCTTTGCGCCTCGATCTGGCGGATAAGCCCGCCCATGATTTCGGCAACCTGCGGATCTGCTGCGCTATCAGCGGCCAGCACCTTTACGGCAGGATTCAGCTTGCGAATGTCGCCCGTGACCTGGCGCACAAAGCGCGGCAGGCGGTTGATTGTCAGCGCGGGGCGGTCGTCGTCTGCGTATTCTTGCAGCACTTCCTCTGGCCACTGTTCGCCGGACAGGAACTTGAGGTCATCCAGCGCGGCCAGACGGTTTTCGCGGTCCCCGTCCACAGCCTCGCACATGCGGTCGCGTGCTGTTTTCAGGATGTCGTCGTTTTTCATCTTGCCAGCCATGATCCGCCCCGCCGTTTTGTCGTCTGGTAAAACCGGCTCGCATCCGGGACTTGTTCGGTCATATCGGGGAACAGTTCGGTGAACGCCCAGACCATCGCGTCAACGCGGTCCGGCGATCCATCGCCCTGATATCCCTCGGTTGTCATTTGCGTCATTTGCGCCTCAAGCTGGGGAAAGCTCCCAACGTGGCGAATGCGCCCTTGTTCGTAGAGTGCAGAGATAGGCTCGGCCCTGACGTGCTTGCCCTTAGTCGCCCGCACCTCGATGATGTTCAGCAGCGGCGCGATTGTGCGCAACGTATGCGCCACCATGTCGCCGCCTTGGTTCACCTCAACCACAACACCGTCAGCGTTGTATTGCCGTGCCAGTGCGATAGCCTTGCGCGCCCAATCCATCGGGCTACCCTGCATCGACTGGTCATCCATGACGTATCCGACTTGATCGTCATCGACGCCGCAGACCATGATGCCGTGATCGTCGCTGTCCTCGGTGTTCGTGACCGCAGGATCTACCGCGACAACACAGCGGCCCGTCTTGGGCATGTCAGACACGCGGTAGGTGTCCAGCGTTGATTGGTTCCACAGCGCACCGGGGAGGTCGCCCAATATTTCCGCATTGAGTTCCTGCCGACCTAGACGCGTGCCCTCGTATTTGCCCGTGATCTTGGCCAGAAACTTGGCCGCCAGGTTCGCCCGGTTGTCCAGCGTGCGGCCCTTGGTGACGTGGACCTTGCCCTCTGCGCCGTTAAAGATTGCCTTGATGATTTCAGTGCTGCGCGGCGTGGTCGTAACCAGTTGTCGGGGATCGTCACCGGCCCGCATACAGAATTGCAGCATGTCCCAAGTCTCGCGGGCATACCGATACTTTGCCAACTCATCGACCCAAGCGCATTCGAACTCTGGCCCGCGAAGCTGTTGCGGCTCGGTGCCGTTGTAGCCTAGAGCCTCTGCGCCGTTGGGCCATGTTAGCCGCACAGGCTTGTAACGCACCTTGGGGCCTTCGCCTGCCGGGTAGATCGACAACAGACGCTTGACCATGACTTCCTCAAGGTCTTTCTGCGTCTCCGCCACTAGCGCGATTGACTTAGCGCCAGCCGCGACCTGTTCCTTAATCCACTGCGCGCCCACTTCCGTCTTGCCCCAGCCACGTCCGGCCAGTGCCAGCCATATATCCCAATCACCATCTGGGGCGATCTGTTCAGGCCGCGCAAGAAACCCGCGCCAGTCGTAAAGCAGCGCGCTTGACTCTGCGTCCGTCAGTTGTGCCAGTGCCTCGGCGCGTTCGTCATCAGGCAGCGACGCCAGCCGTTCGGCTATGCTTTGAGCCATCAGTCATTGCCGCGCCGTGCTATGCCGTCGATGAATGCGGACAGCTTTGCTGCGCCCGCGCCCACTTCCTCGGTCTTGATCGGATTGTCTGGATCGCCGCCAACCTGCAACGGCAGTAGCCTTGGATACATGGTGGACCAGAAAGCGCGCTCGTTTGCTGCGTCCTCTTGTGCCCATGCGACTAGCCGGTTCATACCGCCCAGCTTTTCCGCTGCGCCCTCGATGATGGCCTTGGCTGTTGCTGTTGTCTTGTTAGGCGATCCTTTTGGACGCCCCGGCCCTTTAGCGGGCAAATTGCGCGGGGTTATTTTATTACCGGCCATATAGCAATTTCGCACCCTCAACGGGGCGCGTCCTCTGCTGGTGATGTGGGGAATGTGTGCGCGTGTGTTTATGTCACGCGGCCTGCATAGCAGGGCTTGGCCCGCTTGGCGGGATGCTGAAACGCAAAACGCCCACCACTAGGGCAGGCGCTGGACACAATTATATTGACGTCATTATTTCACAATTTTGACCGCCCGTCAAGCGCCCATCGCGTCCAGTGCGTCACGCAATCCGGCGATGCTCCACGGCCTATCGCTGGCCAGCTTGTCGCACTCTTGCCGCAGCATCCAGATGTGCTTTGGCCCCACCGCGTTCTCGATCTTGCCGTATGCGCGGATTGCTTCGGGGTTCCCGTCGCCAGCGTCATAGCCGCCAGATCCACCCGCCAGGCATGATTTGTAACCCACCGTGCCGAGTTCTGCCACGTATGCGGCGCGGATCTCTTGAAACACGCGGGCGCTTTCCACCTGCTGTGCGGTTAGCTTGCCATCTGTCGCCAGCCTGCCGATCATGTCATGCGCCATGTCCTGCGTCCCGTCCTTGGTTGTGTGCCAGACGCCCATTGCGCGGCGCTCTGGGGTGGGCTGTGCGGTTATCTCTGACCTTGTGGCCGTCACTACCCGCAAATCAGGCTTTGCCGTCCTGTGGCCCGCCGTAGAGGCGCTATTGGCTTTCTTGATTTCGCGGCGCTGTCGTTTGCTAATCATGCTCTGTCCTCTGTGCGGGGTGTTATGCGTCGGGGGTGGCGCGGTGCGGCTGTCCGGCGTCTGCGCTGGTGTCGTAGTCGCTGGGGATGATGCCAAGCCAGCGGGCCACAATGCGCAGCACTGGGTCACACGGCGGGTTGCACAGCACGCGGTTGGCGATCAACAGTTGCAGGTCGTCGGGCTTGCCTTGCAGCGCGGCAATGGTGGCGCGGCGTGTGTCAGTCATGGGGTCTGCCTCCTTCTGCCGCGACAGCCTGAAACCAAGCTGCGATTGCCAGCGATAGGCGATGGCAACCGTCATGGGTGTGCACGACCCGCGATGCAGCCTCGGCCAGATCGCCACCGGCCCTGCGCATCCTCTGGTGATCGGCGTTCAGCATTTCGACCATGCCGTTCATCGGGTAAGCGTCCGGCGCGTCATTGCGTGTGTCAGTCATTCCCTGCATCCTCTTTTGCCTTGATTGCCTCGCGCAGCGCCGTTGCGGCCTGCGTGTATGCCTGTCCGGGGTATTGCTTCGCCATCCGGTCGTAGAACGCTAAGCGGCGGTCTGCGTCGGCAACCGTGAACGTGTCGGACCATAGGTTGCCGGCCATGTGGATGCTGTCGCCGTCGCGCTTGGCTGTGAAGGTTGCGGCGGTCATGCGCGGGCCTCGTGCTGGCTTGGCGTGGCAAACCGGATCTTTGCCTTGGGTGCCGTCACCATCGCAACCGCTTCCTTGAGCGAATATCGCCCCTTGTGCCGCAGCGTGGCTATGTCTGCCCGTTGCTGGTCTGTGAAGTCGCCCACTAGCGCCAAATCATCGGCAACCTTCTTTGCGCCAGCGGCGCGGGCTTTTTGCAGTGCCTCGGCTAAATACTCACTGCGGGGCGGAGCCTTAAACCGCTGCCCCGTTTCCCGCGCCCACCGTTGCGCAATGCTGCGACTGATGCCGAGATATCGCGCCGACTCGCTTTGCCCCATGCCTCGATCAAGGCACGCTTGCAGGTCTTTCGCGTGTTCGCTCATTGCATCGCCTCCCCAGACATGGCGCGGTGATAGCGTTGCTGTGCTTGCGTGTGCGTCCAGCCCTGCGCCTCGGCGATCTGTGACAGCATGGCGTAACTGCCCTTGGTATCGCGCAGGCGTCCGCCCAGGCTTAGGTCTTTCGGCTTGGGTGCAGCATCACGCGCGGCTTTGTAGTGGTTCGCTTGGTTGCGCGGCTTAGACAGCCCTGCGGCCCTGACAACTTCGCCAATCGAACTGACTGACCGATCTGTCGCGACGGCTATCTCGGTGTATGTGCAGCCCTTGCGGCGCATTGCCACGACCTTTGCCCGTTCCTCGTCCGTCCAGAACGTGCCGCCCTTGGCACCCCCTGCGATGTTGCGCTTGGGATAGCCGCAACGCTTTGCCAGTGCCGCGATTGCGTAGTCAGACACGCCAGCATGCGCAGCGATTGTGCGCTGTGCCTGGCCAGCGTCCCACATTGAGCGGATTTCCGGCGTGTCCTGCAATTCTGTGCGACGGCCGATGATGTGGGTGCGCTTTGCCAGCTTCATTTCGCGGACAACCTTGCGCAGTGTTTGTTCAGAGACTTGCATCGCCTGTGCGATTTCTAGCAGCGTCTGGCTTGTCGACCAACGCTTGCGCACCTCGTCCCGGTCAATGTCGGCTGATGTTGCTAAGGGGCGGGCTGCTGTGATGGGGCCGTGCTTGCTCATAGGGTTGCCTTTCGCTGATGGTTTAGGTGTAAGCTGTTGATATTGCGCTCTTAAAACGGAATTTCGTCCCCTAGATCGCGATTATCGCCGCCCTGCCCGCCATTGCCCGCGCCGTATCCGCTACCGCCGCCGCTGTTGCCGTAGCCGCCAGTGTCGCGCTGGCCGCTGTCACGGTCGCCGCCGTTGTTCTGCTTGCCGCCCTGCAATTCTACCTCGGTCACTTCAACCGTCAGCTTGGTCTTGCCCTCGTATTCCCGCGTTGAAAGGCTACCCGAAACCGTGATCTTGCCG